CGGCCTCAGTGTACTCCCCTTGACGCACCGGGGCAAGATGTGCTTGACCGATCATACGCCCGCCTCCTGGTGACGGCGCATCGCGGCGGTGGACCGCGCATGTCGAAACGCACGGAACTGGATCCGTCCCTGACGAGTCCGGAAATCCACACGATGCACCAACCCACAATCACAGCAGGCCAGTTTGTAATTGCGGCGGACTGGCTGGACCCATTCACCATCGGCGGGGCGCTGATACTTCATGCGCCCGCCTCCGCCTGTTGCTCGGCGGCCGCGGCTTGCGCCTGCTCCGCCATCTGCTGCTCGTGACTCATCCCAGCATCCTGTTGCGCCGCTTGCGCCGCCCGGGCCTGTTCCGCTTCGGCGGACGCGTGCGCCTGCTCGCTGTCCTGCTCGTCTCGCGATCCCACATGCCCCATGGCCGCCAGCCCGGCTTCATGCGCCTGGCTGGACGCCTGCGCCTGTTGCTGCTGTTGCGCCCCGAGCTGCTGTTCCCGCGCGTCGATTTCCGCCTGCATCTGCATCCCGCGCAAGGTGTACTCGGCGATCTGCAGCTTCGTCGCGTTGTCCATCTCCGCTTTCTTGAGGTCGGTCTGGGCCTGCAGCTGCGCGATCGCCATCTTGAGCTGCGCGTCCATCTGCGACGCCTGCCCGTCGGTCTGGGCCTTGACCTGGGCCACCTGCATCGCGCCCTGCTGCTTGACCTGATCTGTCTTGATCATCTCGCTGGCCTGTTGCAGTTGTTGCTGGGCCTGCGCGAGTTGCTGCTTCAGTTGCTCCGGATCGGGCTGGTCGTCGCCGTCCTTCTGCGGTTGCAGTTGCGGCGGCAGCGCCTTCTCGAGCCGTTCGGCAATCTTCTGCGCGCCAGGGAAGGACAACTGGCGCACGTAGTCCGGCGTCGCCACCGCGGCCATCTCGGGAGGCAGATGCGGGATGAGTTCCCCGAGCGCGGCCGCGCCCTCTTCGCGTCGCGTGGCGGAGGCCTTGCCGACCGTCACCGTGACCGCGTATTTCCCGGCCGTCGGGTCGTAGAAGCTATACAGGCTCTCTTTCAGCTTCGCGAGCTCGGGCGTCACATCCGGCGGCGCCTCTTGCGGAATCCCGTCAGGGCCTTTCTTGAACGGCTTCCCCACCATGACCTGTTCGGGCTCATCATCCATGCCCATGATGTGAATGATCTGCCCCGGCCGGGTGATTTTCGGGATGATCTCCACCATCAACTCGGCGGCATAGATGAGCGCGCGCCGCACGTTGTCTGGATAGTTGCTGTTCGCGAGATCGGACGCCGCCTGGAGCGACTGGAGCGCGCGGCCGCTCCGCTCGTTCGGGTGGCTGTTGCCCAGCGACGCATCGCCGGTGCTGGTCGTGGCCTTGATCGCCTCTTCCGAGGTTCGCATCAACTCCACCGCGCCGGCAATGGGCGCATCGAACGGGGCGCGCATCGGCGGCGGGACCTGTGACCCGCCGAGGTAAATGGGGTCATACGGCAGATAGGCGTGATTGTAGATGTTGGCCGTCTGCCAAATCTCCTTGTACGGGTCAATCTGCCCAGCCGCCGCAATAACGGGAGACTTCGGCGCAAGCGCGAAGATCTCCATGGCCCCGGAATAGGTGTAGTTCACCATCCGCTGCGCGTCCATGCCCTCTTCGATGATCCCCCGGAGCACGGTCGTGCCGTCGACATTCAACTCTTCGCCCAGAATCGGAATCGCCGGGATGCGTGAGCCCGCCCAATCCCATGTCTCGAGCTCTTCGAACGCGTTGATCTTCGACCCCTTGACGATGGGCTTGCGCACCTTCCGCGTCTTGCCCTTGGCGCCCTTCGGGAGTTCCCCTTCGCCGCCCGTCCCATTCTCGAGTTGGTAGATCGTCTTCTCGTCGAACGTGATGCGCCAGTACTCCGCGATGCGGATGATGTCCTTGTCCAGCCAGCCCGGCATGTCGCCGGTGGCCATGAACTCCTCGAGCCCGCGAATATCCGCCTTCGGATACTTCGCCTTGAACTCGTCCCGGTCCATGTCCTCCGTGATGAACAGGAACAGCGCATCGGAGCGCGTCGGGCGGTTGGCGCTCGGGTCACAGTAGACGGTCAGGTTATTCGTGATGCGCTCGACGCGGAGTTCCTGGTCGAAGGCTTCCGGATCCTTCGGGTCGCCGTCCCAGCTCTCATGCACGTACTCCGTGCGCAGCCGGAACCACCCGATCCCGCCTTCAATCGCGCCATCCGCCGCCCACTCGATCGGCGACTCCCCACGGCTCTGGTTCTGCACCCGCCGGAGATAGCCCTTGAAGATGTCCGCCGTCTCGGTATCCGCGCCCTGCCCGTTCGGCATCACATCGAAGCCGAAATCGGCATTCTTGATGGTGTTGCTGACCTGTCGGACGGGCTGCGAGAGGCGATCGACCACGAGGCAGGGCCGCATCGGCTGCGGCGGGGCCCCGTTGATGGACGCGGCGCCTTCGCGGGCGGACTTCAGCGCCGAGGGCCACTGGTCGCCGGCGCGGAACTTCTTGGCCAGCAGCGTGCGCTCACGCTGGGCTTGTTCGGCATCGGCGCAGCGGTTCCAGCGCTTCCGGGCTTCCGCGATGACCGTGGAGGGGGTCTCTGCCATTACTGCTCGGGCTGATACACGCTGCGCGGGCAGACCAGCACAACGTCCATCAGGGACGGAGACGCCGGCGGCAAGGCGCTCATCGCCATAACGTGCTCATGGCGCGGTCGGCCACAGCGCGCACAGGCCGGTTCACGGGGCTCGGGCTCAGCGGCCATGCGGACTCCACTTCGCCATCAACCGCAGTTGTTCGCGCTGCGCTTCCAGGCCGGGCTGCGCCTTCGCCATCAGCCGTCGCCACGTATCCGGTGACTGCCGCGCCTTCAAGAGCCTGGCTTGCACCGCCGGCGGACACGCCAACAGCTCGAGATAGGCGAACATCGCATCGATCTCCTCGGTGCCCACCCTGAGCCCGCGCCAGATGCTCCCTGCGACCTGCCGCCACCGGGCCCGACCTTCCAACACGACGGTCAGTAAGCGCAGCCGATCGCGCTCAATGTCCCGGAGGAAGGTCATAATGTGGTCCGAGAGCTCGCGTTCGCGCGCGGTCGCATAGCCCGCGTTCGGGAGATCGGGGAGGTGGAACAGTTCAGGCGCGCTCATGCTGCAACCTCGCGTGCCCCTTCGCCGTAATCCACACGTCCAGAATCTCCGGCTCGCCCGTGACCTTCGCGAGGTGAATGTCCGCCTCGGGGACGCCCCCGTTCGTGCTCAGCACCGGCGTCAACCCGCGCGCGGCAAACTCCGCGAGAAAGGCATTCAGTTCCACGCGCTTCGGTCCCTGATCGGGCTTCGTCATGCCATCCACCCCGAGTGCCCCGCATAGACCGGCTTCGGCGGCGGCGGCGTCACCTTCGGCGGCTTCGGCGGCTCACTCCCGAAGTTCAGCTCGAGATACTCCGCACAGTTCTGTCCGTGCTCATACCAGCCGTCTTTCTTCGGCTTCCGCACCTGCTTGTTGTTGACGCTCACCATGTGCTCGTCCCAGACATACCCCGCTTCGAACCCGTCCGCGAGGAAGCGATCCACCAGCGTCGACTGCGCCGAAATGCGCAACCAGCGGTCACCGGAGGACACGACGAGCGCCTCTTGCCGGTTCGCCGTGCGCTTGCGCATCATGCCCGCCATCCGCTCGACAATCGCCAGTCGCACCGCCGGGCTGTTGCTGTCGGGCTGCGAACGCGCATGGATGCCGTGCTTGAGCAGCGTCTTGACTGCTCCCTCCGTGCCGTGGGACGTATCCGCCGCGCCCGCGGGGTCGCAGCACTCCCGCACTTCCACCGCATTGGGAAACCACTCCTGCCGATACTTGAGCACGATCCCGATGAAGTCATCGAGGTAGAGCTGCTGGCCGAGAATCCCCCCGAGAAAGCGCACCTGCCCGAGTGTCGACGTTTGCCGGAAGATGACGCAGGGATGGTGCTTGCCGAAGTCCAGCGCCATCTCCAAGGCTAAGCGCGGGTCATAGTCCGCCTCCACCTCGTGCAACTGCCTGACGAACGCCCCCGCATAGACCGGATCCCCGGTCACGTTCATCCCGCGAATCCCCTGAATCAGCGTCCGGTGCTTCGGGTGACTCGGCGGATACAACCGCTCAAGCGCTGGAATGACGCTCGCATCGAGGTTGTGCGCGTTGTCGTAGACACTCAGCGGGAAGTACGACCGGTTCGGGTCCACGCTGTCCGTCGGAAACTCCTGCGCGATCCAGTGCGTCTCTTCGATCGCCTGGGGGCTGATGGTGATTTGATGCGGAAACCCGGGCGCTGACAATCGGCCAGCGCATTCCAGGTAGATGTCCCGCGGCAGCTCTTCGGCCTGGTCGATGTAGATGCGCGCCAGCGTCAGGCCCCGAAACTTCGAATAGCGCAGCGTCTGGTCCTGGCTCTTCAGTCCCCGGATGTAAATGCGCGAGCCGTTGGGCCAGTCGAAGCAGCTCTCTTTGCTGTTCCACGTCTGCGCGTCCCCGGCTTCGTTGCAAATCTTCACCCAGAGGGGCGCGATGAGGCCGTGCACGGCGTCGTCCGTCCACCGCGCCAGCATGATCGGAATCCCCGGATACTTCCGCGCGGCTTCGTGCTCTTTCCACAGGCAGACCGTCGTCTTGCCAGCCCGGATGGCGCCTTCCACGTCGACCTCGCGGGCCTCCGCGAGCATCACGGCCGACTGCTTGCCCTTCCATTTCATGCGGACAATGCGGTCAGCCATGCAGGTGCTCGTGGATGACCGTGGCGGGGATGAGCGGCCCCCCCTCGCCGTCCGTCAACGCCTGCGCGGGCTTGCCATACGCCCGGTCGAGCAGCGAATTCGCCGCCGAGACGCGCGCGGGCTCGCTCTCCCCTTCCGTCATGATGTGATGCAACGTCTTGAGCGCCGCCTTTGTGTACTTCTGCGCGGCCGAACGGAGTTCCAGCCCAGACTTGTTCCGACTGCCTGGCTGGCGTCCGCCTGTCTTGCGACCGAGGGCCATCTAAAATCTGTCTCTTTTAGAGTTTGGCGATGTGCGCAAATTTGTTAGCAAAAGGCTACTCTCGCCATGGGCGGGAGACTCGCTAGTCCACGCGGCCGGTGAGCAGCCACCTGAGCCGCGTCCACAGTGACCAATCCCGCCCGTCCTGATAGACCCCGAACCGATTGAGCCGCACCTCGTGCGCCCGCACCTGGGTCTGCAGTTGGGCAATGTCCAGCGCCAGCCGCTGCGGGTCCGTCTCGAGCCGGGTGTCCCAGCGCACCGTGTACGGCGCCCGCTCGAGCGCGCACGCCGCCTCCCGCGTCAAGCGATCCGTCATGTGAAGAGTTGCGCCGCGACCCAACACGCCAGCCCAGCCGCGACAAGGCGTAACCGATGCGGTTCCCCTGGAGGCGTCCCGCCCCAGATGGCAGCAATCGCGAAGAGCACCAGCGCGAACACCAGCAAAATCATGTGAGGCATGCGCGACTCCTCCAGGGATAGCGCGGGGTTACGCGGGTTCGGGGATCGGATCGGTCTGACTCGCGCCCAGCGCCTTCAGCCGCTCGCTGATGGGCGTGAGGCCCGCGCTGATCGCATCCAGGTCTTCCTGCGTGACCGCGCCGCCAGCCGCAATGATGGCGCTGAGCCGCTGAATCTCGGCGGTCTGGGCGTCGACCTTCGCGGCCACATCGTTGGTTTCCGTATCGAGGTCGATGACGAGCTGCTTGATGCTGGTGACGGTCGCCATAATCTGGGACTCCTGGGTATGGATGGCGCCCAATAGCGCCAGAATCTGATCGAGTTTCACGGTGAGGTCGAGGCCCGCGCCGGGCGGCAGCGTGATCGTCAGCTGCACCTCGTGCCGATGCACCACCGGCGGGGGATCGGCATGCGGCGGCTTCGGCGGAAGACGGTAGGCCATAAGACTGCACGCCTATCTTACGCGCCAACATCACCGCAGGCTGGGATTTGGCCGCGCTGTCCTGTGTTGTCCGCCGTTGTCGCCCGCGCTCACGTAGATTCGCCATTGCACCCCGACCCGGTACGCCGGGATCCGCCCCGCTTTGATGAGGCGATAGACCGTCCGGACACTCACTTTGTGCTCGGCCGCATACTCATCCGGCGTCAGGCAACGACTCATGGATTACTCGCGCGGTGACAGGTTTCCCGGGTTCGCGGCATAGGGATCTACCGCGTCGGCCGCCGGCAAACGGCAGTGCATCGTCGAGAACGGATCCCCGGTGGTCACATGCGGGAGGAGCGCCAAGAGGCAATCCCTGATCGCGTCGTAAATCAGGGATTGC